CAACATTGAACAAAACCGGGGCCGATGCCGCCGGACAAAATACGCAAGATGGAACAACGGAAACAGGAGACCAAGGAGAGCCAGGCGCAGCCGGGAATTGAGCGCCGGTTTTTCAAGTCTGACTTTGAGATCAGGCAGGAGGAAGGCAAAACGCCTGCTCTTCGTGGTTATGCGCTGCGATTTGGCAGCACTTACGATATGGGTTGGTACACCGAATCCGTAGACCGTGACGCGCTTTCAAAGGCTGACATGTCCGACGTTCGGATTTTACTAAACCATGATCCTAACCTGATTTTAGGCCGCACAACAGCCGGAACGGCACGTGTTGGCGTGGATGACATAGGCATGTGGTACGAAGTAGACTTGCCGGGCAGCCCGAATGGCGAAAATGCCAGGGTTGCGGTTGAGCGCGGCGACATTGACCAAAGTTCGTGGGGGTTCCGCTTTCGTACCGACAGCACAGGTCGCAGGATTGGCGACAAGTGGGATATGCGGAACGGCAAAGAACACCGAACAATCACCGATGTAGCCACCGTTTTCGATGCGTCGCCGGTGACATTCCCGGCAAACCCGGACACGTCGGTAGCAAAGCGATCCTTTGAAGATTGGAGCGAAGAAACAAGCCCCGTCGATATGACGGATACTTATAAAAAACTAAGCCGCGCACTTGAACTAAAGGCGGCTATCTACCAACAAAAACAATAAACAATGGTAACTGGAATTCAGCAAACCTACGACCAGCGTGCGCGGCTGGTTACGCAGATGCAAGACATTACCCTCTCCGCTGCAAAGGAGGGGCGCGCACTTACCCAGGAAGAAAGCGAAAAGTGGGATAAAATGGAGGCCGACGAACGCGCCCTCACAAAAACCATCGAAGCCCACGAAAAAACAGAAAAGCTGGTGGCTGAGCGTGCTGGCAAGCACTTTGAAGCTACCCAAACGCAAGCCCCAACCTGGACAAGTGACAACACTGCGACGCGCGACGCTGGAAAAGGAAAAGAATATCGCGAATCTTACATGCAGATGCTCAGGCTCGGCATGTCTTCGCTTTCAAATGAGCAGCGCTCATTGATTGAAAAGCGCGGAACAAGCACGCAAGTTGTCGGAACCGATTCTCTTGGTGGCTACCTGGTGCCTGATGAATGGCAACCACAGCTTGAAAAAGCGATGCTCGACTATTCTGGCATTATGCAAGCGGCAAGAATTGAGCGCACAAGTACCGGGAAAACATGGTTTTGGCCAACAGTCAACGACACGGCAGCAAAAGCCGTATTGATTGCTGAAGCAGGCTCATTCACCGTGCAAGATGTTTCATTTGGCCAAAAGCAGCTTGATTCATACTTGTATGGCGATGTATTCAAAGTGTCCTGGCAGATGCTTCGTGACAACGAATACAACCTTGAGGGCGAATTGCGGGCGTTTTTTGAAGACCGATTTGGCCGGGCGCTCAATACGGCCTGCACAACCGATGACGGTAGCTCAAAGCCTCAAGGCGTTGTAACCGCGTCCACTTTGGGCAAGACCGCAGCTTCGGCCACGGCAATTACATTCTCCGAAATACTCGACTTGATTCACTCAATTGACCCGGCATACCGAGCCAGCCAGCGTTTCGGACTTATGTTCCATGACGCTACTTTGGCGTACCTTAAAAAGTTGTCGATTGGCTCAAGTGATGCCCGCCCGCTTTGGCAACCTTCTTTTGTGGAAGGCGCGCCCGACAAAATCGACGGATACCGGTACTGGATTAATCAGGACATGGACAGTTCAATTAACGCAGCTTCAAAACTGATCCTTGCCGGAGACTTTAACAAGTATGTTATTCGCCTGGTTCAGGATTTGCAATATGCGCGCCTGGACGAGCTGTTCAGCATGAACGGGCTTGTAGGCTTCCAGGGCTATATGAGCTTTGACGGCGAACTGATGAACACATCTGCTATCAAACACCTCATCACCGCTGCTTCCTAATGGAAACGCTAAAAGTTAGAATCCTTGATAGCCTTGTTGGCAACGACCCGGACAACGGGCCGTCATTCAGCTACGGCAAAGGATTTGAAGGCCATATTCCAGCAGGTCGTGCGCGCTCGCTTGTAAAAGCCGGACACGCCGAACTGCTGGAATCTCCGGCTGAAGTCACAGTTGAAACGCGGCCATTGATGCCGAAATACGAAAAACGTAAGAAGTGACCAACGACGCCCAACAGTTAGATTTATCGCCGCCCTACGTGGCAATGACCTGGTATAAAGGCCGCACAGTGCCTTTTACCGTGACGGCACGTGACACGGCAGGAACGGCGATAAATCTAACGTCGGCGACGGCGGTTATGATCGTGAAGGACATGGCCGGCAATACGGCTTTAACCCTTCAGACGGGCGGTAGCGGTATTGTGGTTTCTAACGGCGCTGGAGGTGTGTTGACCATATCGCCCGAAGCGGTTGGAACCGGCTCTTTGTCGCTCGACAAGACGTACAGCATGGATTTAGAGGTGACTTTGTCAAGTGGAACGGTTTACCCGTTTTTCAGTGGCAAAATAACCGTAGAAGAAAACGTAAACCCGTAATGAAGGCTCACAATGTCAGATATTCAAGTAACGCTTGCCTCTTCCAATGTCACGGTGCAGTTTCCCGTGAGCATCGAAGGCGTAGGCGTACCTGAAGGCGGTACATCCGGGCAAGTTTTGACCAAATCAAGCGGCACGGATTACGCGACATACTGGAGCGACCCGGCAAGTGTAAGCCTTTCTTACTTCATTCCGGCAGGTCAGAATTTAAGCAGCGGCAGAGCCGTAGTAATTGACGGCGGCGCGGCCTATTACTTCCAACCATCAAACACGGCACACGCCGGACGGATGGCCGGGGTAACCAGAACAAGCGCAACGACCGGAAACGATGTTGAAGTAAGGTCTACCGGGGTAATTGAGGATGCTTCACTTTCTTTTGATCCAAACGTAACACTTTGGGTGGACACAGACGGCGAAATAACCGATACCCAGGAAAGCGGTTGGTTAGTACTTCAGAAAGCGGGAATTTCATTTGAAAACGACAAAATGGCGCTGGATTTCAGCGTATCAATTTTAAAATAATATGGCAGAGGTTAAACCACTAAAGGCCGGTGCGACCGGCTTAGAACAGCTTACAAGCTCCGACACAATCCCGGTAGCTAACGTCCCGTCGATCACCGCAGCAAAGGTGTCAGACTTCGATGAAGCAGCACAGGATGCCGTAGGCGGCATTTTTGTTGATTCGGCAACGATTGATTTCACCTATAACGACGGCACGCCGTCGATTACGGCAAGCGTTATTGCTGGAAGTATCGGGCCTACCCAACTTGAGGCAACGTCGGTAACTGCTGGCTCTTACACCACGGCTAATATCACTGTTGATGCTGATGGCCGTATTACGGCTGCTTCAAACGGTGGCACAACCGGCGAAACCTACACAGCGGGCGAAGCCTTGACGGCTGGCAACTTGTGTTACATCACGTCCTCCGGAACCATCATGAAAGCCGACGCAAACGACAGCTCAAAACTCGCTCAGGGGTTTGTTTTGGGCAGCATTTCAAACGGCGCGTCTGGCACTTTCTACCGTGGTCACGGCAAGATTACCGGACTGTCAGGACTTACGGCAGGTAGCCGCTATTTCCTTTCAAACACGACCACCGGCGGCATTTCGCTTTATGCAGGCTTGACATACGGCACGAACGACATTCAGCAGTATGTAGGACGTGCGGAAAGCACTACTGTGTTGGCTTTTGAACCAGGAGACACGATTCTGATTTCGTAAAAAATAGGCGATGGCAGCGAAGAAGGCACTTACTAACGGTTCAACCGGCATTGAGCAAATTGCGGACGCAGACAGCGCCGTGTTTGTTGGTGGGGTTGCTGTTGGGCAGTCAGGCGCACCCGATGCAAGTGCGATTTTTGAAGTGGACAGCACTACAAAAGGCGTGCTATTGGTCCCGATGACAACGGCGCAGCGAGACGCTATTGCAAGCCCTGCGGCAAATCTGATTGTTACAAATAGCAGCACCGACGGGCTGGACATGTACAACGGCACCCGATGGTTTCGCACATCACAGGCAAGCGGAACGCCAACTTTTACAATTGGATCAGGCTGGGGAACCGGCGCAACAAGTTCAATCGCTGGAACTGATTTGGCCGGGAAAATCACCGTCACATCCGGAACAGGCACTTTGACAGCAACGAACTTTGGAACGGTAACTTTCAATAAGGCATTCCCAACGGGCGCTAAGTATGTAGTTAACTTCCAAATCTACACTTCAACTTGTAGGGACGCGAATTTAAACCTTGCTGTTTCTGCTTCCGAAACAACGACCAGTTTTTTGATTGACATAAACAGTCCTTCAATCACATCACGCCTTGCAACGTCAACAACCTATGTAATCGGCTACTCTTTGACGCAGTATGAATAACTACCCAAATCTATACTACACAGGCCATACGTTCACGGCTGAATCAAGCGAACTCGCTGTTCGCCTTGAGGATGTGCGTATGCACTTGCGCCTGGATGATTTGAGGCAGGAAGATAGCTACATTATAGACTTGATTAAGGCGCAAACGATGCTTGTTGAAAACTGGTTTTCGGTAGCGCTTTTAAACAAGACGGTGGTTGAATACAACTCGCGGTTTCCGAAAAAATGCACCGATGAACTTTGGTTAGGATTTGCGCCGGTTACGTCGGTGACTTCAGTAGCGTATTACGACTGTGACGGCAATAGTCAGACGTGGAGCAGCTCAGAGTACACAACGCGCACAACCAAAAGCGGAACATTCATAATCCCTAAACCGGATTATGAATATCCGACAGACTTAGCAATTAGACCGGATGCCGTAGTAATCACCTATGAAGCAGGATTTGGAGCGGGCGCAAGCAGTGTGCCGCTCAATGTTCGGCTTGGAATTACGGCGCGTGTTGGCAGGGCATACACGAACAGGGAGGACAGCAAAGAGCAAGGTATCAGCATGTCGGATGTACTTCTAAACACGCTGAAGCGCTACTGATGGCAAAGAAAACCACAATAGGCGAACGTCGAAGCCGGATTTTGATTGAACAACCGACAACAAGCCGGGGTACGTCCGGGCAGGAGTTGAT